TTTCATGATTACTCTTTTGCTCTTGGAACTAGAGAATTTGCGTACATATCGATCGCGCTGATTTCACTTGGCGTAATAGTACGCAAGTTGCGACAAAAAGTCGACATACATACGGAGGCTTCTGCTTTTCAGATGGACTCAGAGTTTAATGTGAAATTAAATGATCTTGAGGATCGTCATGAATGTGGTAAATCTTATCGTAAATTTCCGAATAAGTTGAAGCATCAACTTTGGAATACACGTGAGATTATTACTGATCCTTGTGCCTTAGATGGAACTCCCGACGCATTGTATAGTGTGATTGGACGTAATGTTCGACGTGCTATAGTAAGATCGAAAGGTGTTTCTACCGAGACTTATTTAGTAGGAGTGTGTAATAACTACGCCATTCTTAACTACCATTCAATGTTAGGAGTGAATGAGGATGTTAGTATTCGTGTTTCTACTACAGGAGTAACGGATAACAGAAATACGGTGTTTCACGAAACCAAAATTGGCCCTTATAATTCAATACCGTTAGGCAGCGATTTAATAATGGTTGCGTTAAGTAATATTTCCTTCAGAGACATAGTGAAACATTTTAATTTGTCTGGTAAGTATCCTAATACGTGTGATGCCATGGTCGGTTCGTCTAAAGTTCGTGCATTTTTTAACAACACGGAACTTCATATGGAAAATAGTCGAATGGGAACTATAGTATTGCCTAAATATTGGGAATATGTATGGGAAGAACATACATCAGGAAAGTGTGGTTTGCCATTAGTTATACAATCCAATAAAGGATCATGTATAGCAGGTATACACACAGCTGGGCGAGATCAGGGCGTAAGTGCCTTTTCTACAGTCGTAACTCAAGTGACCCTCAAAGTTGGAATTTCTGCCTTAGAAGATCTTGATCCAATGATGAAAATTAGTTCTGAAGGCCGCCTAATGCTAGACCTTGTGGATCCTATCCATAAGTCTCCAGTAAACTTTGAAGTTTTGCATGGGTTGTGTTACCTAGGAAAGACCCCAGGTGCGGTATTGGTCAATTCAAAATCAAGACTGGCCAAAACTCCGTTCTCGAATGATGTGTTACGATTATTTCGCGATACGATGGCGTTTACACCAACAGTATTTTTTGGACCTCCATTAATGAAACCAAAAAACACTAAAGGAAATTACATTTATCCCATTAATATCGCGTTATCAAACATGAGTCGTGAGAAAGTTGGAATTCCTCGCGAGATTTTGAAAAAGGCGGTTGACATCATGACAACAAGATTTGTTACATTGTTACGTCAAGCTGGAGTAAAAGACTTGAAACCATTGGACATCGAAACTGCTGTTAATGGCGCAAAATTAGATCCATTTATAAGGAGGATGAATGCGTCAACGTCAAGCGGTTTCGGTCTGAATGGCCTAAAGTCTGACTATCTACCCATAGTAGAAGAAAATGATGATGATGTCGTTAGGGAACCAGAGAGTGAACTGAAGGATTTAATTTTGAATATGATAACTACTTATGAAAATGGGGAGATGTGTCATCCAGTCAATGCTGCTAAACTAAAGGATGAGCCTAGACCTATTGAGAAAATCAAGACAGGCAAAACTAGAGTATTCTATGCTGGTGCCTTGACTCAGGTCTTAGTATCGAGACAGTTTTTAGCTCCCTTCTATAGTCTTATGGTAGAGTACAATGATATTTTCTGTACTTCAGTAGGAATCAATATGCACGCAGATCCTGACTTCTTCTATAAGAGGTTTTTGAGTAAGAATCTTAATATTATGGAGGGAGATTATGGTAAATACGACCAGACAGTGCCTTATGATATTGCATTAGCAGTTTCAACTGTGATAATCAATGTTTTGCGGGAACTAGGATATTCAGAAATCAATCTATCTGTGGTGCAGGGTATTTTGTCAGATAATCTGCTCCCAGTAATTGAGGCTTTGAAAGACATATATATAGTTCCAGGGTTGCAACCTTCTGGCAAGTATGCTACAGCTGAGGATAACAGTTTAAAAGGTTTAATGTTACTTTGGTAGCGTGGTTGATGACACCCGAAGTGGCAGATTTGGATTTCTTTGAGCATAATACACCGTGCCTTTATGGTGATGATGTACTTAATGGTGTGTCTGATTATGCTGCTGAGTACTTCAATAACATTGTTTATGCGAAGCTTTGCAAGGATGTATACCTTATGGAGTATACTACTGGTGCTAAGGAGATAGTCAACGAACCATTTATCCCACGGCAAGACATGTCGTTTCTAAAGCGCAAGTTTGTGTATCGCAAGGACTTTGATAGAGTCGTTGCACCCCTTGATTTGAACTCAATAGTGAAAAGTTTGGTATGGTTTATACCATCTCAAGCGGTTACTCAAGAGAAACAATTGAGAGACACCTGCACATCAGCATTATGGGAATTGTTCTTCCACTGTGATTCAAAGCAATTCCATACAATGCGTATGGGGTTAATTAAGATGGTGTGTGAGACCTTTGGAGTGTATGAATTCGAGCTCGAACATGAGTTCCCGACATATAACTCCATCCTAGAAGCTTTGTGCTTCTAGGCAATACCTACGCCCCGGTAATATGATTGTCAAGGGGGGAAGACACAATCCGTTGAATTTGATCGTTTTAAAATTTTGCCAGAATTTTGAGAGTGCAAATTCAATGAAACAAGGCTATTTAGCCTCACTCGGTTTTAAAAGGAGTCGGCAAAGCGACGTGCATGCTCTATACCTAGCATGTGTGTTTTAATACTTGGTATGCTGATGAAAAACAATTACAAGATGAAAAAATGACATTAGAGTCATTAAAAGCAAGTTGTGCTCTGCGAATCGTGGACTTAGAGATGTACATGACTCATTGTGAGATTACAACAAGCAAGTCTGTTCCGACTTTAAAAAGAAACTTAGCTGGGCTTTCCAATACTCGGTATCGAGATGTCTGTCGGGAACAAATTAAATGTTTG